ATTAGAAACGCAAAAGAAGTAGCAATGATGCCAAATGATATGCCTTTAAAAGGTTTTCATCCAAATAATAAAAATTTACCTAAAGACGTTTAAAAATGGCACAAGGATTATTTATTTCAACAAATGATATAGTTAAATTTACTAATTTAAATGGTAATTTAGACCCTGATATATACACACAATATATTTATCAAGCACAACAATTACATATTCAAAACTATTTAGGAACTAAACTATACGATAAAATAAACGATGGTATTGTAGCAGGTAATTTAGCTGCTCCATATACAACGCTTTTAAGCAAATATATTAAGCCAATGGTAATACATTGGGCAATGGTAGAGTTTTTGCCTTACGCTGCTTATAAAGTATCAAATAAAGGAGTATTTAAACATAATTCTGAAAACAGTTCTACAGTTGAAAAATCTGAAATAGATTTCTTAATTGAAAAAGAAAGAGATGTTGCACAAAGTTATACAAATCGCTTTATAGATTATATGTCTTTTAATCAAACTTTATTTCCTGAATATTATTTAAATTCAAACGCTGATGTTTATCCAGATAAAGACGCAAATTTTACAGGATGGGTACTATAAAAGAAACATACAAGCCAAAAGAAACTAACGTAAAAAAGTTAGAGGTATTTTTAAACAAATTAAATAAAGACAAATAATGGCTTTAGATTTTACACATATAAAAGGGGATACATTTGAATTAGTAAACTTTCAAATGCTTGTTAATTCGGTAGCTTTAAATTTAACAGGTTGTACTTTAAGAATGCAATTAAGAAAAGAATATGGAGGAGTAATATTTCTTTCATTAACTTCTGTTGCAAGTGCGGGAATAACAATTACAAATGCTGCTACAGGTTCATTTAGAATCAATAAACAAATTATAAATTTAGATGCTTATAATTATATTTATGATATTGAACTTATAAAAGCAGATGGTACTGTTAAAACTTATGTAAGTGGAAACTTTTCAATAACTAATGACGTAACACGATAATGGCAAACGATATAATAGATATTAATGTTTATGAAACAGTAGAAACAGTTGCAATAACTGTAAATCCAAATTTAACTACTGTAAATATTAATCAAGTTACAGGTGGAGGTGGCGGTGGTGGAATTACAAATTTAAGCACAACACAAACTGCAACTGATTTTACCATTAATTCAGATACTGGAGATGATGCACTTGTTCCTTTAGGAAATGGTACTTTAGCAGGTGCTACGTTAAATGATTATACAACTGCTGAAAAGAATAAACTTACTGCAATAACAGGTACAAATACAGGAGATAATGCCACTAATACAACATCAAATGCCTATGCTGATGCTAAAGTTTCAGACACTGCTTATGATGCAACTTCTTGGAATGGTGTTACAACTATTGCTCCAAGTAAAAATGCAATAAGAGATAAGATTGAAGCAACAGGATTGCAAGAGATAACTAATATTAATTCCTCTACTACAAATCCTATAAATGTTTCGGGTGTTGGAAATTCAAATGCTATTACAGGACAATCTGGTACAGCAGTAGGAGTATTAGGAATTTCTGGTACGGGAACTGGTATTGAAGGAGCTTCTAATACAGGAATAGGAGTTTATGGATATTCAGAAACTGGAGTTGCAGGAGAATTTAACACTGATTCAGCTACTGCTAACATTGCTAATTTTAAAAATGGCGGAGATGTATTAGCATCTATTAATAATGCTGGAGAATTAACTGCTCAAAAATTAATAAAACAAGGAGGTACATCATCTGAAATATTAGCAGCAGATGGTTCAGTAATAACTGCTGGTACTAATATAACAATTACAGGAGGTCAAATATCTTCAGTAGGTGGAGCAGGTGGCGGTGGTTCAAGTGTTAATTATTATTTAAACGGTGGTACAAGTCAAGGTACTTTTGGAGGTACAACTTACTATGAGTTTAGCAAGACTCCCGTAATAGGAACAGGAGCAGACTTTAATAGAAATACAAATGGATATATAGCCTCATTTATAACTGATGTTGCAGACCCATCATTATTACTTATACCTGCTGGAAATTGGAATTTAGAATTTTTCTTTTCTTCAAGTTCTGCTGGTGGTTCACCTTCATTTTATACTGAATTATATAAATACGATGGAACTAATTTTACATTAATTGCAAGTGGTTCTGCTGCTCCTGAAGGAATAACAAACGGAACGGCTATAGACGCATATTTTACACCATTAGCAGTGCCTGAAACGGTATTAACGGTTAATGATAGATTAGCTATAAGATTATATGTAACTACTTCAGGTAAAACAATTACACTACATACACAAAACGGGCATCTTTGCGAAGTAATAACAACATTTTCAGCTGGACTAACTGCTTTAAATGGATTACAAACACAAGTACAGAATTTTGCAGTAGGAACATCAGGAACAGACTTTGCTATAAATTCAAGTGGAAGTACGCATACGTTTAATTTACCTGATGCAAGTGCAACTGCAAGAGGAGCAATTACAACAGGAATACAAACTATAGCTGGTGCAAAAACATTTACAGGAGCAATAAGTGCAAGTAATTTAAGCGGAACTAATACAGGTGATAATGCTACAAATACTCAATACAGTGGATTAGCTACATCAAAACAAGATACGATAACATTAACCACAACAGGCACAAGTGGAGCATCTACTTTAGTTGGTGCAACTTTAAACATTCCACAATATAGTGGAGCAACTAATTTAGGATATACTGCAGCACCTACAAATGGAACTGTGACAAGTAGTACAGGAACTTCTGCTACTTTACCTTTAGCAGATGCTACAAATGCTGGATTATTAAAACCTGCTAAATTTACAGTATTAGAAAACACAAGTGGAACAAATACGGGTGACCAAAATTTAAGTGGTTATGCTCTTTTGGATTCACCAACTTTTACTGGAACTCCATCATTACCAACTGGAACAATAGGTGTAACTCAAACTGCTGGAGATAATTCTACTAAATTAGCAACTACTGCTTTTGTATCAACTGCAGTGGCTGCTGGAGGTGTTACTGTCAGCGGACAAGATACATTTGGAACGGCAAATATAGCTACTGTAACTGCTACCCAATATGCTGGTTTTGTAACTGCTGGAACTGTTAGTGCTACAACTTTATACTTTATAACTGCATAATTATGGCAATAGAAATTGGGACAGTAAATGCGGACACAAATGTAAAAATAGGTGCAACTGTTGTTAATACTGGATATATTGGATATGATAATTTTTATGGAACACCATCTTTTTTTTTAGATTTTTTTCCTTCAGCACATCACGCTTATTCTTTGCGTAAATTAAGAACTGCATATACTGGATTTTGTTTAAGAATTAGAAGAACAACAACAACTCCAACTGTAACAACGACAACTGTAGATTTAAGTTTTGATTCTAATAATAGAATTAGTTTAAATAGTGATATTACTTATGTTTCAGGTACAGTAACACTATCAACTAATTTAGGTCAATTTTGTGCTTCTGTTGTAAATGGATATAGTAATCCAGATTTAGTAAATACAAATCAAAATATATTTGTTGTCACTTGGTTTGACCAAAGTGGTAATGGTAAGAATCCAACACAAGCTACCGCAGGAAATCAACCAAGATTAGTAAACGCAGGAAATTTGGAATTATCTGGAGGAAAAGTTGCAGTTAGATTTGTAAGAGCATCAACTACTTTTTTAAATTTATTAGACACCAGTGCTAATATAAATAATATTTCAAGTTTTTTTGTTGGTGCGTTTGTAACAACTGTTAATAGTCAAATTGGATATGCTTTTGGAACTAATAAAATGTATTTTCCTTTTACAGGTGTAGGTAATACTTTGGTAGGTTATAGCACTACTACTGGTGCAATAACATTAGAAACTGGAGTTTCAACAAATAGAAGATTATTTGAAGTATTAGCTCCATCTCCTTTAAATTCAGCAGTTGTGCAAGGATGGGTAAATGGAGTTGCTAAAGGAACTTTTAATTTAGTAAATTCTAATATCTCAAATATACAATTAGGATATGGTGGAACTACTAATTATTACGATGGATACATTCAAGAAGTTGTGGGATGGCAAACAAATGTAAATAGACTACAAAAAGAAAATTATATAAATGCATATTGGAAAATTTATTAATTATGTATAAATACAACACATTAGAAGAAGCACAAGCAGCATTAGATACAGTTAATGCTTATTTTGGATTACCTTGTGGAGAAACATTAAACTGGACAAATATTGAAGAAGGTGATGGATTTTGGTATTTATCAGCAGACAGATTAGAAGAAGTATTAGGTAATCCTGTTTAAATATAATTATGAGTAAAGAACAAATAGATAGAATTTTAAGTAAATTTATATCACGCAAACTAATGGTGTTTTTAATAGCTTGTGGTGCTTTATTTGCTGGAGATTTAACATCTCAAGATTGGGTAATAATAGCTACTGCTTATGTAAGCATTCAAGGGTTTACAGATATAGTTACAAAATTAAAAAGTTAAAAATGGAATCTGCTAAACTGTACCTACTTAATTCGCTTACAATGGTTATAACGTTCACTAATATTGAGAACACGTTAAAAATAATGTTATTATTGCTATCTATTGTATATACTGGAGTAAAAATATATGAATCATTTAATAAAAAAGTAAAAGATGAAACTGGACAATAAAGGCTATCTGATTATTACCGAGTTTGAAGGATTTAGTGCTAAACCATACCTATGCCCTGCTAAATTAGCAACAATTGGTTTTGGAAACACATTTTATTCCGATGGTCGCAAAGTTACTATGGTAGATAAGGAAATAACTAAAGCTGAAGCATTTGATATGTTTAAAGACATTGCAGATAATTTTGCTAAGAGAGTTTCTAAATGTGTTACACAACCTTTAACTCAAAATCAATTTAACTCTTTAGTTTCATTTGCTTATAATGTTGGGGTTGCAAATTTTATGAGAAGTACACTTTTAAAGAAAGTAAATAATAATAGATTAGACCATTCAATTGCAGATGAATTTTTAAAATGGGATAAAGTAGGAACTAAAAAATTAGCAGGTTTAACTAAAAGACGACAAATTGAAGCAGACAATTATTTCACGAAATAAAGGGATTATTACGTTTTGGTTATCAGTTACATTAGCTACTATTTCAATTGCTATGTTATCATCTTGCTCAACAAGAAAAGTAGTAATAGAAGAAGTTAAGAAGGATTCCTTGTCCCAAATTTCCACTAAAATAGTGACGAAAGAGGATATAAAAATAGAAACTAAAAACGATATTGTAACTGATGAATTTACAATAACTCCATTAGATACTTGTAAAGATATTGTAGTAAACGGTATAACGTACAAAAACGTTGTTTTAAGCTACAAAAAGACAAAAGACAACACTATACAAGTCCAAGATGTAAAAGTGGTTAAAAAAGAGTTAAACGTACAAGACACGAAAGTCACTGAAAACAGAAAAGTTAAAAATATAAAGAAAACTTCTAATCCAATAGGATATATTTTAATTATAATTATAATTTATTTAGTATGGCAAAACAGACGGTGGTTTCTACCCGTATAGAAACTAATATTTCAAGACCAAATATACATTCAAAAACAAAATCTTCTAAATTAAAATCTTCTAAAAATTATCAAAAGAAATACAAAGGTCAAGGAAGATAAATTTGGCATATAGTAGCCTTCTCCACACTTTGTTTTTTGTTATTTATTTTGTTTCTTTTTGGTTATTTATTTTAATCTTTTTTTAAATACTTATTTTGTTTTTTTTATTACAAGGCAAAGTTACAGGATAAAAAATTAAAACAATACTATTTTAAAATAAAGTTTTTAACTAAAATTGTTAATTTATATTATATACATTTGACAAATGAAAAAGCCAACACGTAAAAGTTTAGTAATAAAATTAGATACAGTCTTTAGTCAATATATAAGACGCAAAGATGCTATTGATGAAATAGCTGAATGTATTACCTGTAATAAAAAAGACCATTATAAGAAACTTCAGTGTGGACACTTTATGTCACGTAGACATTATTCAACACGTTGGGATGAAAATAATGTAGGTGTACAATGTTATGGTTGCAATATAACTAATCAAGGTATGCAATATGCTTTCTCAAAGTATTTAACACAATTTGATAATAACTTACCAGATAGTTTATTAATTAAATCAAAACAAATAGTTAAATTTGCTGATGATGATTTGATTGAAATGATTCACAAATACAATTCTCTTTTAAGTTCTTTATAATATTCTTGCGTTTTAAATTGTTTGTTAGGAAAGAGGGATGCTTTAATTAGTGTCCCTTTTTTTATTTTAAAACTTTAACATTTCATTAACACTTTTATATCTAAAACAGTTATATATTTGCCAAAGAAATAACAAACTAAAAACAAACAAAATGAAACAAAATTTAAAAGACATCGGATTAGCATTTATTTTATGGGGATTATTTTTTACTTTAGTATTAACTTTAACACTTTAACAAATGAAAGATTTATTAGATTACAACAGATTTAGATTAGAAGCAATGCAAGATAGAATTTGCAAATTAGAAAACCATCTTCAAACATTAGAAACATACTGTTTTGAATTAGCTGATGAAAATTGCCCAAGAGAATACAAGACAATAATTAAACAAGAACTTTATAACTTAAAAACAACTTAAAATGGAATTAACATTAAATCAAAAATTGTCTTTAATTCAAAAAGAATTTAAAGCATCAAAGTCAAAATTCAATTCATTTGGTAAATATAACTTTAGAAGTGCTGAAGATATATTAGAAGCATT